AGGTATCGGCCTGGGGTGATTACAACGGTAGAAGGTATGGCGTGGATACCGGAACCCTAGCGGAGCCAGGAGGCGAGCAGTTCGCATACCTAGAGGGCAATCCCGTACCTTGGGCTAGTGGCTTTGCGGTGCTGACCTTTGACAAAAACGGGATGCTCCTGCCTCCAGAATTGTGCGAGGTCATAAAGGATGTGGCATACTTCCGAGGCAAGCCGGTGTGAGGCAGGCATTTGCACCTACGGGCTTTTTAGCGTGGCCGCGCCCACGACCTGCCTCACTCTGTAAGACTACTTGAACTTTTCTCCAGTTGGTATATCCTAGTCTCTGCGCCGTGAGAAGCGCATTGGAGGTTAGAAGTCAGTCTCTTTCGGGCTGGTCTATCTGACCGTTTCTAGCCCGTCAGGGTGTTGCCTCCCGGAATTCTCACCGGATAGGCCAGCACCGAAGGAGATTGCCTTGCACTACTATCAGTTCAACATTGGCGACTACGCAAGCCATACCCGCAGCCTTAACCTCCTAGAAGACCTTGCCTACCGCAGATTGCTCGATGAGTACTATCTGCACGAACGTCCGTTCAACGAATGTACAACGACCGTTGCACGACAGATCGGTATGCGCGACCACGAAGACGCGGTGAGGTACGTTTTAGAGACTTTTTTTGTCTTGACGGAACTTGGTTGGGAAAACAAGCGGGCAGAAGAAGAGATCGCACGTTTCAAGTCCAAGAGCGAGTCTGCTTCTAAGGCTGGTAAAGCATCTGCTGAACGAAGGCTTAACGCTCGTTCAACGGACGTTCAACTAACCAATAACCATAAACCAATAACCAATAACCAAGAACCAATAAAAGACATTACGCGCCAGAAGGCGATTAGTTGTCCACAGGGTGTTCCAGAAGATGTGTGGAAAGACTTTTGCCAGCATAGGAAGTCTGTAAGGGCAAGCATTACACAGACCGCGCTCGATGGTATAGACCGAGAGGCACGAAAGGCTGGATGGTCTTTAGAGGCTGCTTTGCGGGAATGCGTGCTGCGCGGTTGGCGAGGGTTCAAAGCTGATTGGGTTAAAGATAAACAGTCTGATAAGGTTCTATCGTTTGCAGAAAAAGACGAACTTGCTAAACGCAAAAGATGGGAAGAGATGACTGGTCGCAAGTGGCCGGAGCCTGGGGAGAAGGTAGAAAGGTTGCAGATACTATGAACCTAAACGCTATAGACGCTTTGTGGAACAAGATGTTGGTGGTCTACGGTTCCGAGTGGGATAAAAAGTTTTCCGGTATGCCGCTGGATGAAGTGAAGGGAGCGTGGGCCGATGAGTTGCGCGGTTTTACGTTGGAGCAGATCAAGTACGCGTTGACTGTTCTACCAGAACGCGCTCCGAACCTGATTCAGTTTAAAGACCTTTGCGCAAAAGCTCCGAGGTACTTCGAGCAACAGCAACTTACCTACAGACCAAAGCCGAATCCAGAGAAGATTGCGGCTCTTAGAAAACTTTTTGCGGGGGACGTATGACCGAGACTGTTGCATCTTCTTGTCCAGACTGTTATAGTCGTACTCAAGGCTTTCTTTACATCTACAACATTACCTGTGAAGATTGCAGGGTAGCCATAGCCCTTGCGGAACCTTGCAAGATCATTCGTAAGTCAATGGTAGAGAGTATGGAAAGGAGGTGGGGAGAGGTAAAAGACTGGAAGGGTGAGCCGCACTGCGGTTGCGATAAACAATGTTCAAGACTAAAAAACATGAGGGAAACAAAATGAAGACAGATATACAAGAGTATTTCTACAGTGACCTAGGTTGGGTTGATTTCGTACTGGCAGACAGGAAGCCAGAGAACACCAGAAGCCTTGCAAGCAAGAAGATGGAGTTCCTGGTAGATGCGGGGATCGGCGAACACAATCGGTTGCGAGTCCACTACCGCCATGCAGACGCGAAGAAGGTAAGCCTTACCGCGAATCTTCGTTTGGTGTTCAACAATGGCAAACTTGTCGGCGCGGAGGTTCTATGATCCAGCAAGCCATAGACGCGCTTTACGAAGCCAGACAAGATGTAGAGTTTTGGGCGTGGTTCGCTCCTGAGCAGGAACAGAAGCAACAAGGTCTTGCGGATCATCTAGCCAGGATAGATGCGGATATTGCGAAGCTAGAGGCTTTCCTAAATGATGATCACAATTAAGGAGTATGCAAAGAAACACAAAATATCCATGCGGGCAGCGCGGTGGCAGTTAGAAGACAAGATGCGCCGAGGACTGATGGATAGAAAGCGTGGGCCTAGCAATCTCTATCTGTACTACGAAGTCATTCCTATGGACATACGTTGGCATGACCCATTTAACAAGATTGAAAGGAGAACAGCATGAATTCGTTATACACAAAGGAAAAATGGCTTTATAACGAAAACTTTAATTGGAAGACGCACCCTTTTAGCATCAGCGCGCGCAAGCGCGGGGTTCACTCTGCCGTGATTGCCAACATCCCGGTTCGCGCAACGATACCCCCAGAAGAGCAACAAGCTAACGCACGGCTGATTGCCGCTGCTCCTGATTTACTGGAAGCCCTGCGTGGGATGTTGTCCTGCTGCTACGACGAGGAACGGGATGACGAGACGATCAAGGCCGTGGAAGCCGCCCGTACCGCCATTGCAAAAGCAACGCGCCCCTCAATTAGATGAAGTGGCACGACCCGTTTCGTAGGTGCAAGCGCGTGATGCCCAATGGCAGGCGGGGCAAGAAGTGGCCCATGATGCCAAGGCAGCGGTTGATTCTTGAGCATTACCGAGACGGGTTCACCACTGCGCGTATCGCTGAAAAGATGGGCATAAAAGTCAACACGCTGTATACGCACCTCAAGCGCATTTACTACAAGCTGGATGTGCACAACATTAAAGACGCAATAGAGAGGGGATTGAGATGACTAAAGACGAAGTTACTCGCTTGGCTCATGAGGCGGCAGGCTTCGATGGCACAACAACTTTGGAGAGGCCCATAGTCCTTTATGCGGCCATGTCTAAAGACTTCCTAGATAAATTTGCCGACTTGGTTGCAGAACAAGAGCGTGAGGCGTGTGCGAAAGTGGCTGAAGAAATCATGCGAAGATACAAAGCAGACACCGCATTAGATCCAGACCTAAACAAAGTCGGAGCAATGGCGGCTGAGTTGTGTGCGTTGTGGATCAGAAAAAGGGGTGAAAAATGATTAAAACATGGCAAGAGCGATGCGAAGAACACCCAGACCACGAGGGCATCGTGACTGAGCAGATGATTCGTGACCGTATGCAAGAGGAAATTGACGCACTACGCCAAGCCATAGAGCAGGCAGAGGAGCAAGAGCCTGTAGCGTGGCTTGTAGACGGAAAAATAAAAGTAAGGCTGGATATGGCGGGGAAACTGTATTACTCCGAAACGAATGTTTATGGGAAAGATGTTGTTGACGAAGCTATTGAACAAGAGCGTGAGGCGTGTGCCAAGATTGTTGAGGCCGAGGCCAGTCAGTACGTTGAGCCAACTTGGGCGTTTGAAATAATTAACGACATAAAGGCAAGGGGTGAGAAATGAACAATATTGAAGTGCTACGTTTCCCTCCAACAGAACACATGACTCCCGAGATGGCATTGCAGGCTGTGCTAACACGTTGTCAATTGGGTGAGGTGACTGACGTTCTGATTGTTGGTTATGACACGGACAACGACTTTATATCTTTCAGTAGCAAAATGACCCGAGCAGACGCCGTGTGGTTGCTGGAAAAGGCTAAGCAGTGGGCAATGGATGGAGGTGTGAAATGACAGACCTACGCAAAGCAGCAGAGATGGCGTTGAAAAAGTTGGAGCGCAGCGAAAGCGAACTACACAAAGCTAGAGCAGCACTACGCCAAGCACTAGCGCAACCGGAACATGAGCCTGTGGGGTGGTACGACTCTATCTCTGGTTTAATGGACTTTACCTTCTATCGTCCCGTTCGAAAGCCTAGCAGTCCGTCTGCTGAGTGGGTTCCAGTCTACGCCGCACCAACAAAGCGTGAGTGGGTTGGGCTGACGGATGAGGAAATATGGGCAGAGGGCGCTGACAATGTTCTTGATGTTTATTTTGCTAGAGACATAGAAGCCAAACTAAAGGAGAAGAATCATGGCTGATTTGTCAGATTACGATTGGTATGAGCCGTCTTACGCTGAGTCACATAAAGACATAAGAAGTTTTGAATGGACTTGTAAGGATGGAAGAAAGATACCTATTGGCAAAATGACAGATGGCCATTTGCTTAGCGCTTACAAAAAGTGTGGTGACGAAGATTTGCTGAAAGAAATGGTTGTTAGGTTGTTTGAAGCCAAACTAAAGGAGAAGAATTGTTCCGCGACAAACAATTCCTAAAGGCTGTTGCATCTCTACCATGCCAGCATTGCGGTCTAGAAGGCTCTACACAGGCCGCGCACGCCAACTGGGTATGGTCGGGTAAGGGAATGGGGATAAAGGCACACGACTGCTTTACGGCGGCTCTGTGCCAGTCTTGCCATCAAGAGTTAGACCAAGGCAAGAATTTATCCCGCAATGAGCGTGAGGACTTGTG